GACATTGCGACGCAGAGCAGGACGGGAAGTGCGAATTGAACGAGAAATATTTCCAAGACCATTTCCTTCTAGCGAAAAGTTGTCTACTGAATTATCACGCATAAAGGCCAGAATGTTCTCGGAGTTGCGGGCTTTTTTGTCTTTGATTTCCTTAATTTGACGACGGAGGTCGCGCTCCTGATCATCCATAGCCACCCACTCTTTCAAAGAGCTGCGAACCCTCTCGGTTGCGGCTTCGTCCATTTATCTTCTATACCGGCGTCTCGTTTTAGACCCCTTTCTGCGTCCAGCCTTTGCGTTCATTGTCTGAATCTTCTTCTTCAGCTCTTCCCCGCTCTTCTCCATCTGGCGGAGCAGCATCTCAAGCTTGAACTTCTTACCCGCCTCTTCCTGCTTAGCCAGCTGTGCTTGTAGCTGAGGACTCATTCCGCCGCGCCGTCTGGTATGTCTGCGAGCCATTTATATAAGCAATCGCAAAATTAGTTGCGACGCCGCCTCCGGGTTTTCCCGCCTATTTTGGGAATTAGTCGTGCTATCATCGGCCCTACCACCGGGATTCTCCCAACTTTTTTACTCATTCTTTGAACGCGGCGACCCATACTTTCCCCTTTCGTAATGACTTTTACGAGTGGTTGGCCAACTACAGGTAATGCGTTCACGACATGAACCACCGCTTGTCCCAAGTCCCCTTCAGCCACTGCTAGCGAAGAAGAAGTTAAAGCAATAAATAGCGAAATCGGAAGAACTACCGCCATTCCTACAGGCCCCCCAATAGCTGGTCCAAGGCTGTTTAGCAATGTCACTCCAATTTCCGAAGCGGTGTGAACTAACCCAATTCCAATTTCAACTACTGGTCCAAACGGGGTATTTTCCACGAATTTTATGGGGGCTTTTATGAACCCAAATGCCGTGCCAATTGTTCGAGAAATAGGTGTCGGGTCAATCCTCGCAGCCGTAGAAGTCGCTGTATCGATGACATACTCTGTCAGAGGATAGCTGGATTTGTTCGCGTCCACAACAATATTGTGCGGCGTCTTACCCCCCTTCATGTTCCCGACCAACATATCGGCCTGCTCTTCAGAAAAGATCGGCCGCGTCTTTTTCGTGTCATAGAAAGCAGACTCCCGCAGTTTCTTGGCCGATTTGAACTTTTGCTTGTGTAGGAAGTCAAGCAAACTCAGAAGCTTCACCACCTTTTCAGATTCAGCCTTCAAGCTCTTATCTATTTCCCGTTGGAGTTCGCGCTCCTTCCTTTTTAGGGGGGCATCATAAACCCACGCCACCATTAGTTTTATATGATAAATTAAAGGCATGGAAGAAGTAGGAGGTGTGAGTTGGCACTCCCAACTCGAACGCGTTATTTCAGACGAAGGAGAAAGATGTTTATGTTTTAGCTGGCTTCACGGAAAATCCCAAAAGCTGTTTTCTAAGTTGAATACGATGATTACTCTTCCCGTTATTGTTATGTCCACCATCGCCGGTTCCGCGTCAATTGGTTCACAAAGTCTCTTTACCGACTCGACGATAGCAGGTCTTTCAATCGGCTTAGTAAGTTTATCGGTGGGAGTTTTGAATACTATCTCAAGTTACTTTGGATGGGCAAAGCGTTCCGAAGCTCACAGAATCGCGGGAATAACTTATGAAAAAGTATATAGATTTATTCTGATTGAATTGGCGATGCCGCGTTCTGAACGCATGGCTGCCAGAGACATGCTCAAAGTCGTGCGAGACCAGTGCGATCGCCTTCAGGAAACGAGCCCTCAAATCCCCGACCAAATTATCGCAGAATTCAAACATAAATTCGGAGAGTCTACACCAGACGTCAAGAAACCCGAAATCACGAACGGATTAGATCCTATTTTCATATATTCTCCAGAGCTTTCAACGCCCTCTTTGCGAAATATGACATACATGCCAGTAACGCTTGCCGATGCCCATTCTCTAAATATGCCTTCAACGGTTGATGTTATTGTTGCTCCTATGGGTCAGATTTCAGGCACGGTAACTCCTAAAAAAGTTAGTATTGTATCGCCAACAGATAAATTATCATAAAAACAAAAATATATTTAAAAGAACGCTTCCTACTCCTGCCATAATAAGCAAAAATCCTTTTGCCGATTTGTTCATTTTTTAATAGATTGAAGAATCTTGTGTTAAAACTTCCACTTCTTGTCGCACTCCAAGCAATTCACGAAAGTCGTCATGGGTTCGTCTGCCGAACGCGTTTGCATCTGGTAGTAATCGCACTTCGTCTTCTTCTTACACGCCGAACACCACATGAAGATAGAAGCACTGTCGTTCTTAGAATACAATTTCTTCTCGCTCTCAATGATTTTTTCAATAGCCGCCTTCCATCGCACTGGACACAGATCGACGGAAGACATCTCCGCAAACCCCCGAACTGAAACATCGCCTTGCTTGAGTCGTTGAAGCCAGTTCTCATCGTTTTGTACATAACTATTCATTCCTTTCAAATTTTCGTAAAGCGAGATAGCACGACTACAATACATATTCCAGAAGATACGATTGCTCCAATTGATATCCATGTTTTCCTTGATAGCTTGGTCGCTAACCACATGGAGAAGCGACTCCTCCAATTGACCGGCAAGTTCAATGTCATCCAGAATTTCATTGAAATTTTCGGTTACCCTTTCGCGAATCGCACATTCTACAAACACGTTTTCGGAGCGAGTTTGAATTGGTTTTGAAGTATAAGTTGGACGAGTAGTTTCTGCTCCTTCGTCTTCGTCCTCCTCATCATCGAGAATAACTTCAAGTTCACCATCTTCGCCCTCTTCATCTAGTGCTTGATCTTCATCGTCTTCATCTTCTGCGAAAGTCCACTCCTGATACAAAGTTTCATAGCGATCGGGCTTCAAATTCACATAAGCAGAAGCCGGAGCGTCGTACTCATCTTGGTCTTCAGATTCTGAACACATGATCACAATATGCCCCATATAATTCTCCTCGTTAAACGGGGCGGGTAGAGTATGTTGGTTAATATTTTCATCATCTTCAGATGGGCACGCGAAGATGGAGAGCCAGTTAGTCTCTTTGAGCGGATCGCCGATCTTGCCTTGAAACTGTATGCCGGGATTCTTGTACTTCTTGCGAATCCAATCAAGAACGTCGGTCGTCTTGGGAGGAATCGTCACCTCACCAACAGAACCGGCAATTGAAATTGAAATTGCGAGCACCATTGTATTGTTAGTTTCAGTCACGTGAATATCTGTAATTCGTTTTACTTTATTGAAAACGGATTTGAATCTTCAAAAATAGTTGAAAGGCAGAATACAAGATGGCAAGCAAATACGTTCCGCCCCACATTCGTAACAAGCCGGCGCAGGATGCTCCTTCCTCGGCTCGCAACAATCGCCGCCGCTACCAGCCAGAGCCCGAGCCCGTCAAGGTGCCCGAGCCAGTGCTGGACACCAGCGACAAGAGTTTTCCTCAGTTGGGAAATGGTGCGACAACCGGTAACAAGTGGGTAGGCACGAAGTCCTTCGCCACTCTGGCGACAGAGTGGAAGGACGCCGACGAAACTAAAGAAGTAGCTTCCTCCCAAGTGGAAAGTTTCACCAAATTTCAGCTGCCTCGCTTCACAAATGTTCCTCGTTATCATGAAGACGTTTCTCCCGATTATGATTCTGACGAGATTGCCCAAGTGCATCCACAGGAAGATAATGATGAAGGATGGACTGAGGTGAAGGCAAAGACTCGCAAGGTTCGCCGTGAGAAGTCGATCGATCAGCTCGAGGCGGAGCGCGAGGCGGACGAGGAGGCTGCCCATGAGGATATGATGGACTCCTGTTGGAACAAAGAGGCCGAGAATGATACTACGACTGTGTGGAAGTAAAGATCAGCGAAAGCGGCCACACGCCTCTCAACCAGAGCCCCCAGCCCTGTAAAGTCAAAACCAAATAAAGACCTTTGGGATCGGAACTCATTTGCCAGGCATAGTATATGCCGATGGCATAAGCCAAAATCATCAAAATAACATCAAAAAGGGCTAGAAACCCATTTTTGCTTATCTCGCTAGAAGCCCACTTGGAAATAGAGTTCGGGGGCTCCTGATTAGCCCTTTCCTCCTTGAGCGGAGCCGTCTTAATTTGCTTGACGTCTTCGCCCTTTCTGGGCACACGCTTACACCGCATATAAGTCTTGTTGTCATGGGGAAACGGCACGCCGGGAAGTTGAGTGACATCGTTGAAATATACTTCACGATCCCCCAGAGATTGTATAGGGCGAGAGCCAGGTGCCACGTTTTTCACCAACAAAGCGAAGTCGTTCGCGTCAATGTTAATCATTGCCTTGAAAACCACCCAGGTTGTAGATCTACACGGCGGGACTACCAAAGAACCCTCGTACACGTAATGAGAACCAGATGGGGGAACCATCATGGCCAGACTCCAGTTCTCGCCTAAATTCACAGGGGTGCTTGCGACGCTTGGGTTTCCGTAGGGGATGAAGGCGTTGAAAAAGTGCGTTGCGTTGTTTTGGTGGGGGTTCACGCGCACCAGGGAACTCACACACAGCATCTTTCCGGTGGGGTTTGTGAACATGGCCACGACCTCCGCGTCTGCCTGGATGTTTTCAATGGTGTGATGGCTGGGATGAGTTAGGAGTAGAGATTGACACATGTATCCCTCGCCGTTGAACTTACACGAACCCAGACTAGAAGTGCTCTGTAAAATCATACCTTCATCGGAAATGATTACATTCGCTTGTGAGATATAGGCGTCATCAAACACCAGTTCGCACAAAAGGTCACATGGTTTTGCGGAGGACTGGGATAGATTGATGGGACTCTGTAAAGCTCCAGAACACTGCCCCGACCATGAAGTAGATGAGCCATAAACACTCATTTCTATTAATTTGTATCTGCTACTTAAATAATATGGAGTCCGTGTGGTGGATTTTCATAGCCATTGGCGTTTTCTTTTCAGTGGCTATATTGTCCTTCTTTACCCCTGCGGGTGTTAGTGTTCCAATTAGCATATTTGTTACGGCGATTCTTACCTACTTAGCGACCACGACTTTCAATCCTCCTGCGTCATCATCGTCAGCTAGTGCGACGGGTTCGATTGGTTCCCACCTGAATGTGTTCTTCAAGAACTTGGTGTTGTATATGCCCAATTCTATCATTTTGTTCGGGTTCATCGTGGATGCGATTAACCAAGATTTTCGCTATTCCGTTGCGAGTTTTGTGGGAATCGCTTCCTTGTTGGTGAACTATGCGGTGGGTGCGTCCATTGACTTGATAGGCGGAAAGACGCCAGTGGCAGAAGAGATTGGCGAGATACCCGGATCTACAAGCGTGTTATCGCCGGGCGAAGAACTTCCTAGTTGGATTCCGCGGTTACCGACGCTAGGTGCTCCTCGTCAAGCTCCTAGACAGGAAGGACCTCGGGGACCTTATGCTCGCGACGTTCCTTTGGGTCCTAGTGGCAGACCTACTATTCACAGACCCAACCAACAACAACCTAGACGCGAACAAGGAAGAAGACCCTTTAGAGGTGGTGCGGATTTCAAGGGGTGTTTCGTTCCCGGATTTGAGTTTTTGGAATCCCGTTATTTGCCACAAGGAATCGTTCTGCCTTCTGCCGTGTTCATGTATATTTTATCTGATTTCGTAGCAGCAAAGCGCCCTGCCGATAGAAATATCGGCATTTCTGTTCTTCCTGTTGTAATCGTCCTTTTCCAGGCGTTTGTTCTGTGGGGGCAAGGCTGTCTCAAAGAGTATTACTTCTCTAAGCGATTTCCCGGCGGAACAGGAGCTGTGCTTACGGTTGTATTAGCGTGGGCTCTTGGAATGCTTGCCGGCTATATCTCTTTTACCATCGTAAATGCCACTTCTCCCCAAACTCTTCCGAGCAGAGCCCCCGAGAAGTTCGAGAATGTAAAAACCACGATTACTCCTGGAGTAAAGACGTCTGTAACTGAAAAAGATAAAGGTAAGGTGGAAAAGTCTTTTCCTCCAAACGACGAAGACCAGTTTGTCTGCGACGCTTATAGAAATGGAGAACTTGTTACATCGACCATCGTTGGTTAGCGATTCGTAAAATGCGGTAGTAACCGAGCATGTCTGTTCCAGAATGTTTGCTCGTATAAATTACCTTTCCTTCAGCGTTGGTCACTACAACTACCATAGTAGGAACTGCTGCGATTTGAAACTGTCTTGATAGATCATCTGTATCTTCATAAATATTAATAAATGAAAAATTTATAGTATTAAAGATTTCCCGTAACTCCTCCACATTTGGTTTAATAACCTTACAAGGTCCACATGTGGGAGACCAGAAATAATACGCCTTTGCACTCATTCTTCTTTTATTATCACTGACTTCTCAGCTATTAAATGGGTTTTGGAAACTAGGCGGTACATGTTTGAACGATGAAGTCTTTGTTTTTGAACTCCAAACCCCTTTTCTTTTAGTGTCTTTGTCAGAGCAGTCAAAAGGGCCGACGCAACAAATTTACTGTCTAGTTTGTCCAAATTGTTTTTACACCATTGAACCAATGTGTTTTCGGGAAGAGGAGGTCCCATTAAAGCAAAAGGACATCCTTCAAAAGGCTCTTGAGTATTCGTAACAACTTTAGCTTCTTCTTGTTTTGGTTCTTCAAGAAGAACTTCTGTAGCCATCTTGTCTACTATTTCATTGTTCTTGCTAAGGTCATCATTACCCCCGCTGTGTGCCTTCACATGGGAAATAGTAAAAGAGTTGAATTTGCTCAACGAGGTCGCCGTCTTCTCGATCAGGTCCCGATGGGCTACCGCAACTCCTTGCGTATTCTTCCACTCTTTGCGAATCCAATTCGGCAGCCACTGTGTCAGACAATTTTTAGAATACATAGAATCTGTGAAAATCAACAAATTCGTGTTTGCCGGATCAAATGATACTAACGCAATTTCCACGGCTTTTGAAATCGCATTCAATTCGCCACGCTGATTTGTCTGTAAATTTTCAGAAAGAACTCGCCCTGATTTAGAAAGTTTCGTATGTTCTGGGAACCAGCAGGCCCACGATGCTTTTGCTCCAAACTTTCCGTTGTTAGAACAGGCACCGTCGGTAAACACACGAACGTCCATCCTGCCCACCTACTTAATTAAAGGCTCGTTTATATAAATTGGCATTCGTTTTACAATACAACGACTAATGATAGCTGGTTGAATTACAGTGGGGTCTTCAACGTGAAACCAAACGCGAGACTTAAAAGATCTTTGTTCTAAATATCGTCTCAACATCTGCTGACATGAAAAGGTGAGAAATTCCGAGTGTAACACCAGTAAAATCCGGTATTTGGTACCGCGATTTTCTGGAACTTGCGAAATCCAAGTGTCAAACCATGGAGCAAATGAATCCACTGAGTTAATTTCAGTCGCGTCCACGTAGGAAAACTCACACGATTTTGAATGTTCCTTTTTATAAGTTTCCCAAACTTTCAACGTCTCTACATCATTCAAAGGTTCAAAAAGAACGTAGTGTGGGGGTGGATACAGCATACTACTTGATTAAATGTATATCTGTGTAAAATACAATGGTTCTGTTCAAGAATAAAAAAGTTAGTTTAATAACCATTCCAAAAAATACTTTGCTTTTTAGAGTAGTCGAGGATTCCGATGCCGACTTCAAAGGAGTGAAAGTTAAAGGCTCGTATTGTATCCCTCCTCAATACAACGTGTTCTTTTACTTTGACCCATTTACGGGCGGCGCTTCAAAGCACTGGGAAAACGTCAAGAACATAGAAGTTTACAAAACTACCGCTCCCTTAAAAGTCGTGTCTCTAATTTCCCCCTCTCAGTTGAATCGCGGAAGCAGAATGACGAAGGGTAAGGTTATTAAATCGTGTAATAAGACTCGAAAGTCGTGCTTGAAAGGTCGCGACTACGACCCCTGCTTTGATGAAGGCTTCTTGGAAAAAAATCCTTCTATCGTTGGCTCTATTGGGCTTGGACGGTCTGATACGCTCAAAACCAATAAAGAGATTGAAAATGGTGTACTAACTGACGTAAAAGAATACATTCACACAGTAAAAGACAAACGCGGAATCGAAGGTCCTCCGGAGTTAGCACTGTATCCTTTTAGAAAGCGTCGTTCTGAAGATGTAAAGGACGCAGATATCAATGCGGAGGAGTATAATTATGAGAGGGTGGAATCGCTACCTCGCAACAAGGGAGCCATAAAAGACTTTTTAGAAAAAAATGCCGAGCACGTTACTCAGAAGTGGTATTACCGCCTGAAACAATCTTCTTGATGGGGATCTCCATAGATACAACATAAAGGCTGTTCTCGGTAGCTATGATGTAGCAGTTCTCACACTTAAAAGCGTTCTGGATCGTGGAAGTGTACTCGCTGTTAGACTTAACCAACAACTTTGTCATGTCCTGCTTAACACCGATAGAGCATTTCTTTTCTACGCTGTCCCGAAAGTAATCAAGATAGATGGGCTTGTCCTCGTCAATTGCGATCTGAGAAGCACGCATCATAACACTTGCCGATGGAAGAGCCATTTGTATTAGACTTTTTTTTGTTAAACGTTTTACTGAACGCATTTGAGTGTATCCTCTGCGCGAAAGCGAGAACGCATACAGAGGCTCGGTAAGTCCGCACGCGGAATCTTGAGGAAGACTCCGAGCGATTCCGAAATGAGCTTGCGTACTTCTTTGGATGACGATGGCAGAACTTTCGCACTCTCGGACAGGAAGTCCACGAGATGAGTTGTGTTCTCTTCAGTCTGGGCGGTCTTTTCTTGGCGAGCGATATCGTTCAAGTCGGCAATAATCTGGCCGAGCGACGTACAAATCATCTTTTCCGTCAATAAGTTCCGCACGAACAAGTGCGTAAGGAACTTAGAGTACCCGCGACGCTTATCTTTTTGCTTCATCCACGCAATAACCTTAATGTCAAATCCTGGCTCGTGTGCCGACGGAAAGACCAGCGTCTCCGTCATATTGTAAAGCTTGGGAAACATCTCGACTTGTGCGTGTAAATCTTCGCACACGTCAGCATTGGCTTCTACAAGCTTGGCAGCACAATCTGCCATAACGCTCGCAAATACATTTTCGCTAATGGCTTTGTTGAACAACAGCGTTACAATTCGCAGCCGAAACTGCTCGTCGCGGTTATTGATAAACTCCGCAATCTGAGCAGAAAGTGCATCCAAAGTGGGCGGCGCAATCTTGTTCAGTATAGCGAAGACTTCTGAATAATCTGGGTCATCGTATTCTTTGATCTTGCGAACATAGTCTACTAAAACCTTCTCGCGCCAGTTCTCAGGCATAGTGGGCTTATGCCTTAACACATGTCGTGGTGGTGGGCGAACGGGCTTGTATACTGCTGGTGTAATTCGTAACTTTGCGATGTTATCTTGAACTGACTTAGGAAGGGGCAACTTTGTCCCAAAACGTGCCTCATAAACTTGCGAAATTGTGAGGCTCATTTGTATTTATCTCCATTAATTCGTGTATGTTAAAAACGAATCCGTTTCTCATAAAGATATACAGAGTCATACAGCGAAATGGAGAAACTTCAATACTCGTGGATTCTCTGGTACCATGATCCTACAAGCACGGATTACTCATTACAAAGTTATATCAAGATCGCAGATATGTCTACTCCCCAACAATTCTGGAGTATTGTAGACACGATTTCTAAGGAAGCGTGGGAGTCGGGAATGTTCTTCTTCATGCGTCACGGATTTAAGCCTATGTGGGAAGTTCCCGAGAATGAAGCTGGCGGTGCGTGGTCAAAGAAGATTGAGGCCTCTACAGTTCACGCGACATTTGTAGATGTCATGGTTCATTGCATCACAAACGAACTTCTGCGTGATCGCAAGGAAACGCTGGTGGGCATCACGATATCTCCTAAGGGGCCGTTCTCTATCATCAAGATCTGGAACACTACGACCACCGTTTCAGATAACACTTACTTAAATCCCAACATCCAAAACTTCAAGCTGGGAGAGGATGTAACTTATACTCCGCATAAGTCGCGTCCTAAGTAACGATAAACTAGCAAAAGAAAACACAATGGACAAAGAAAAAATCATACTGTTACTAGAAACATGGTTGCGTGTTCTGGTAACTTTTTTCTATAATTGGATTTCTACCGACGGTGAAGTTTTGGGGCATATTCTAGCGGTACTTCATGTGCTGTGTGCTCTGACACTCGCAATTTCAATCGTGTTTGCTCATACTATATATCCTTCGTGGCAGTTCCAAGTATTTACATTCATTTGCCTTTTTTTCGTGTGGGCCCAGCACATTTTTCTGAAAGTTTGTATTTTTACTGCCGCCGAATTGAAACTTACCATTTCTCATTCACCATCCATTCTCTACCTTTCAAAAGTTTTTAGCTCCATTTTCGGAACCACGCTAGATAACGCCTTGACAAACTTAGTTCTCGTAGAAACAATTATCGTCGCATGTTTTTCTTTTGAACTTCTCTCTATGCTATCTTTGTATCTTTATTCGCTACATGGTATACAATTGTAGCAAATGATTTGGGAAAGGCCACCCATTTATATGGTCATTCATGTTTTATCTGGGGTCGCTGCCTACAGTTATCCTATTCTGCTGTTCGCCATTATAGGATACCATTTTCTTCAGTATTTTTTAAATGTTCGATTCTTCGCATTTGAGATGACTTACAAGGAAGGAAATTCACTTGAACACACGGCTCTCAAATTGCTCGAAGTTGGATTCGGTTGTTTTTTGGGATGGCTAACTTGCACAGGGCATCAAGCACAACTTGATATCGCCTAAATTTGCTACCACGTAGCGAATCATCAAAAACCAATCATTCTTCATGTGAATATCAAGATTATTACACAAGTTCGTACACTTGGTAAACAAAACCAGATGAGGTAGGGAAAAGTTACCCGTCACAATTTCATCGTTCGTGTTCTTCTTTACACTAAACTCGTTCTCCGAATCTCCCATCACGGTAGTTCGGGAAGCGAAATGCCCCTTACACCCAAACGTCAAAGAAGAACCGACATTCTTAATCTCTACCGTCTTAGCACCAAGCAATGTCATATCCCGAGAAATCTTCTGAAAATCCAGAGAAGGCATCGTTATATGCGTAGAGAACTCGGTGTCAGGTAGTTGAATATCAGGCTCGTCGCGATCAAGCAAGTTCAACTTGTAACGAGTCACCTGCTTCTTCTCACCATCTTCTAACAAAATACCTAAGGAGTTCGGGTCGGCCGAATCCACATAAAAGGTAATCGTATCGTCATTTGTGGCCGTGCGAACAATACGATACAAGTGATCGGTGTTCACACCAATAACAAACTTGGAAACATTGTGGTTGTAAGAAAACTTCTCGAACTTCTCGGCGTAAAGGCGGAGATGGACTAGAACCGTGCGAGTATTGTCCATAGCCACCATCCGAATGCCATTTTTGTCAAAAATCAAACTCATTTCAACCAGAATACATTTAAGAGCCTCCTTCAGGGTGCGAATGGCGGCCGTCTGGACCGTCTTCGCCTCTACAATGTACTCGGGCATTTCCTAAAACTTAGTGCCTTCGTTTTAAATAGCATTTCTGTTTTTCATCGTTTGGCTTCGTTTTTTTGAAACGATGCGACCATACTTGTTCTGCTCCAAATCTTCCTTGGTAAGACCGCCGGGCGTTTTCTCGGCACTTCCGTTCCACACTCTGCGACGGCTTCCGATGATTCGCATTGTCTTTGATGGCATTTGCTATCTGGCGATACTAAATCTTCTGAACGATTACTTGACCACGCGCACTCTTCGTCAAAATTCGTAATTTTTCGGAATACTCCACCAAAAATTGGTCAATACCTTTCATTGTCTGAGGCCAATAATCATTGTAGTCGTCGAACACAATGTAGCCACCCTTCTTTGCTTTTTGAAATGCCATTAATCCGTCCTTGTAGACATATTCGGTTTCGTGGTTTCCGTCAACGTAAATTATGTCAAAAAATTCATCTTTAAATTTCGGAACTATAACACCAGATAGTCCACGATTCACAATGAACTTTCCGAAAGAACCGCTGGTTTCAATATTGTGATTGAAATTTATCCAGGCATTATCTTGTACACCTTTGTATTCTGGATAGTCATCATAATCAAACCAAGGATCTACGCAATAAATCTTTGATTCGGGATTTTTACAGTAAGATTTAGAAACTAAAATGGCGGAACCGCCGTCGGCCGCTCCGATTTCCAGGTAATTAATTGGCCTGTTTTCAATGGGAATGAAGTTTGCCCAGTTTACTCCTGGATCGATGTTGAAAAATCGGCCTTTAAAATGATTATGTACGTAATGTAGTTTTCTGTTCCAGATAAAACTCATTTATTACTAAACATAATTAATTCTGGGTATCCAAACTTAATTATGTTTTTTATGAATTAGTTAGCTATTTACGAAAAATAGAAACAGATAACCAAACACGCGAGTTTAGTTGGAGTACGCCAGGCCGCCCATGCCGCTCATCACGCGCAGCACGTTGTAGTTCAGCGCGTACACGCGCACCTGTGCCGTGCGGGACGAGAACACCGTGTTCAGCGTCACAGTCATCTGGAGCGTCGCCTTGTCGATGCGGGAGAAGTTGCACGTGCCGGAGGGCTGGTGCTCCTCGGGGCGCAGTGCGAAGGAATAGCAATTGATACCCGTGGACGGCGTGCGGCTGTGGTGCTGGTAAGGCTGCACGCGGTCGAAGTAAGAGCCCTCGCGCTCCGTGAAGCGGTCCTGTCCGTTCAGCTGGAGCTTGGCGACTGCGATCGGGTTGCCTCCCTCGCAGCGTATACCGGACGACAAGATCACCTTCGCGAGCAGGTAGTTCACACCTGACTCGAACTGCTGGGTACCAGCAGTATCACTCGTGTTGTTGCCAATGTTGGTTCCCGTGATCGACGACGTCGGACCGGGGCCCATCTCGACACCCGCCGCACTGTTCTGGCCAGCGCCGCCAGTGCCAGTGGCGGCGGCTGAACCCGAGTTCGCCTGCGAGAGCAGAGACACAATCATGCCATCCGTCGAGAAGTCGTCGGAGTAGTTGAACGGCTGGGCACCGCCGACCGTCGCGAGCCACGCAGCCGTCGAGCAGTCCACGAACGAGTCTCGCTGCACCACCCACTGGAGCTCCTTCACGGGGTGGTTAAAGTTCAGCTGGACCTTGTTCGACGACGACGTGATGCTCTCCGCACCCGTGTACTGCACCTGCTCAATCAGGTACTCGTGGCTCTGCTGGGCGAAGCGGCGGCGCTCCTCCGTG